GCGACGTAATGCTCATATCCTTGCTCTCCTGCTGCTCTGGCGGTCGTGTACCTGCCACATATCGTTGAGCGTGACCGTGTTTTGCGGGCCGACCATAAGCGGTTTAGGCTCAAGGGCGGGGGGCTTGTCAGCAATCTCCTGCCATGATACCGCAAGCATACGAAAAGCGTCACTAGGGTGTGATGTCCAATCGTGGCGCGGATTCTGACGATAGGCTTTCTTGTCCTCGTCGTACTCACGCTGATATTGCCGTAACGCTTCGATGCCGTCCCTGCAGCGTTCTGCGTCAAAGTAGACGCGAGGCAGGATCAAGCGCGTGGCTTGGATGCCGTTCTGCAAGCCAATGTCAGGCACGACGGCAAGTTTGGCGATGTCCAGATGCGCGGCCAGTTGCTCCACGATGCTCTTGCCTGTCTGCAGGCTCTTGGCCCGGGCGTCATGCGGTAGGTAGTGTTTGGCGTAACGGTAGCCCTTGGTCAGCACGACGTTTGCAATGTCGTGGATGTTCTCACCGCTCACGGCGTAGAAGTCGATAACGCGGATTTCCCCGCGACCGAGTTGGTAAAACCAGATGGCCGTATCGTCGCGGTAACCCAAATCCCACGCCGTGTATACCGGCAGGTCGGGGTTGTACGGCACCTGACAGATGCGGCCCTGCTGGTCGGCCTCACGCATTTCTGTGCCAAAAAAAGCCCCCTGAATTGCAGCGTCAAAGCTGCACAGATACTCCTGCGCGTACTGATCAGGGAGCAATTGCGCCTGTGCAGCGGCTAGTTCGCTGCTAGGGAGTATCCCGCTGGTTGAGGCGGGTAGGCGCAACAGGAACCACTCTTGCGGTGAACGGGTTGCAAGGTCATATATTTCCCAAAACTGATTTTTGCCCTTTGGCGTACCGCCGAACACGGCCCAGCCCTGCTTATCCGAGAGCGCGGGGCGTATGACGTTGCCAAACACGCTGGGTTTAAAATCGCCGTATTCGTCCAAGTAAATGCCGTCAAAGCCAAGGCCGCGCATAGCGTCCGCGTTGTCAGCGCCAAACAGCCTGATCTTGGCCCCGTTGATTAACTCTACGGTCAGTTCAGACTCGTTCGTTTCCCGTGTAACCGGGGCGGCATAAACCTTCAGGTAGTCCCACGCGACCGACTTCGCTTGCGACCGATAAGGGGCGCAGTACCCATATAACGGGCTTTGGCTTTTAGCAAACATAGCGGCGCGGATGATGTCGTTGATCGCCGCAACTGTTTTCCCCGCTCTTCGGTGAGCAACAAGGCACGCCCATCGTTGCGTGCGTTCATGGAAAGGCAGGAACGCTTTGCGTGGGGCGTACCGAATAACTATTGGGGTGGGAGCCATGTAATAACCAAGTCTTTCCCGTCAGCCCCGGTGACCTCGTTCTTTTCCCGCTGGCCGAGGTACTGTTTGCCAAGCCACACCAGCATCGTGGTATTGCCCTCCTCCAACGCCCGCCATTGGTGACGGCGCAGGGACATACGACCGTTGTCCAGCCCGCTTTTATAGATTTCGCAAAACTTCTCGTCGCGCAGCAATGTATCTACGCTGCACCCAAGCCACGCGGCGATCTCGGCCTGCGTGCATTGAATGCCTGCCAGCTTTTTGACCGCCTCGTAGTCAATCTCAAAGCGGGGGCGACCGCCGCCCTCCCCTTGGTAGCCCTGTTTGGGCTGGCCGGTGCGCTCGCTAATCCGCGTTTCCTTGCGTCTCATGCTGCGGCCTTAAACGGTTCGCCGGTAGATTCCAGCACGGCCTTTTTGCCGGTGAAGTCCTCCCAGCGTTTAACAATAACGTCAACGTACTTGGGGTCTAACTCCATAATGCGAGCCATACGACCGTTCTTTTCGGCTGCAATTAAAGTTGTGCCGCTGCCTCCAAACGAGTCCAGCACAATGTCCCCGCCCTTGGTGTTGTTAAGCATTTGATACTCAAACAACGCCACAGGCTTAATGGTGGGATGTTCGCCATTTCGGGAGGGCTTATCAAATTCAAGTATTGTGGTTTGTTTGCGGTCAGATGCCCACAAATGCCCTGATCCGTCTTTCCACCCATACAAGCACGGCTCGTGCTGCCATTGATAATCCTGTCGGCCCAATACCAATGACGACTTTTTCCAGACCAAACATTGGCGAACTTTCCACCCCGCATCGTGACAAGCTCCACGGAAGTTGTAGCCCTCCGAATCGGCGTGCCAAATGTAAAACACCGCACCCGGTTTCATCACCGTATCGGCTGCAACAAAAGCATCGCGCAAAAAAATTCTAAATTCCGCGTCGCCCATGTCGTCGTTCTGAATTTTTAAGCCAGTTCCACCCTCGTACGCCACGTTATAAGGCGGGTCGGTTAGCAACATATCTACCCGCTGGTCGCCGCACAGGCGCTCCATCGCGGTCATTTCAAGGCTGCTACCGCACATCACCCGGTGCTGCCCACATACCCAAACGTCGCCAAGGCGCGTGACAGGCTCCACGGGCGGCTCGGGCGTATCGTCGGGGTCGGTTAGCCCCTCCGTTCCCTTTTCGGCTAATAGGGCGTCTATTTCTTCCGTATTGAAGCCGGTAAGGTCTAGGTCAAAGTCCAGCGCCTTGAGGTCGGCCAACTCAAGTTTGAGCATGGCCTCGTCCCACCCAGCGTTAAGGGCAAGTTTGTTGTCGGCAATGACGTAGGCCCGCTTCTGGGCGTCCGTTAGGTGGGCAAGGCGTATGCACGGCACTTCAGTCAGTTTTAATTTGCGGGCAGCCATAACGCGCCCGTGACCGGCGATGATGCCGTTGGCTTCGTCTACCAATACGGGGTTGGTAAAACCGAACTCGCGGATGCTGGCCGCGATCTGGGCTACCTGTGCGTCGCTATGTGTGCGGCTGTTCTTGGCAAATGGGATCAGGGTGGCGATCCCAATTTGTTCAATCTGCATCGCGCTTTGGCATCCGTTTCATGGCCTCGGCCAGTTTCTTGCCTTTGTCGGCCTGATTAAACTCACGGGCGACCGTCTGCGGAATGCCCATCCGCTTTGCGAACTTGGGATCGTGTGCGGCGGCAGCCATCGTGCGGGCTTGCTTTGCGGTTTCGCTGGGCATTACTTAAACCGCCTCAACTTGTAATTCAGCGCGGCAATCTCACCCACGATCTCGTCGATGATGTTCTGCAAGTCGGTGTCTTTCGGCAGGTCACCACGGATGCCCTTCACGAACGTCAGCAGGCTGTCGGCGTAGGCAGCAGCGTCTTTTTGCACCTTAAACCCGTCCGGGTAGTCGTCCAGCGGGATGATGCCGTAGTGACCTTGGTAACTTTCGGCGTACTGGTCGGCCAACGCAATAATATTTTCATAGTAATGGCCGAGTGCCTTGTGGGCGGCATAAGACGGCGTGTTGAGGTGCAGGTAATGGGCCGCCGTACTGCTGTGCAGCAAGACCCCTACGAATTCAGCAGCGTCTTTATGGCTCATTGCGGCGTCAACATGAGGTTAGGCAGGATGATTGCAGTCGTAGCATCCCCGATTGCAAAACGCTCTGTCAACTGCCGTTCGGGCGGGTACACCAAGATGCGCTGACTCACGTTCATCTGCATCGCATTCCACACGCCCTTTTCGATTCCTTCAAAGTCATCCAGCGTGATGATGGTGTCGGCGTGGCAGAGCCGCTCAAGGTGCGCTTTATCGTCAACCTGCAGCCGACCGTCTAGGTGCAGGTGGTCGATCTTGCCCTCCAGCCCCGCCAGCATCTGCGTGCTGCCCATGTGGTACTGATGGATATTGCCGTGGATCGGCAGTTTGAAGTCGTGCGTCATGTCGCAGGTATGCACCTCGGCCCCGTCGCGTGACAGCACGAACGTGGACTTGCCGATGTAGGTGCCAATCTCGGCAATACGCTTTGGCCTGAAATACCGCACCACCGCCCAGAGCGCGATCAGGCTGGCGTTCGTCGTAGAACCAGTTTTGCGGTCAGGGTCTAACGCCTCAAGGTCATTCAGCCGTTGCCACGGCAGGTCGTCTAATCCGTCGAATAGGGTGTCCCAGATCGCTCGGGATAGACGCTTACGGTTCAGGTTCAGCATAATCGGCCCATGTTTGTGTTTTTCCATGTCGGTGAGGACTTAACCCTCCCGACCTCCCTTGTCCGTTCTATCTTGGCCCACAATCCGAACGCAGAGATCGTACAGGTCACCGACCGCGATACCCCGACCGTGGAGGGGGTCACATGGACGCACGCCACGGACGTTGACCGGCAGTACCTCATGCTTTGCCGCACAAGCGCGTGGGCAGATTTGGGCCTTGACGAGCCTGCCCTATACCTAGACACCGACATGATCGTAAATCGCCCCATAAGCGTTGCCCGTGCGTTAGGCGAGGGGTCTGTGGCGATGTGTCGGCGGTCGTATAACCGTGACGCCATATTCAACATCCGTCAGCGGGGGCTGGAGTTTGACGAGTACGCAGGACGCACGCTGGATAGCCTGTACCCCTACGTCGGCTGCTGCACGATCACGGCAGATGCCGGGGTCTGGGCTGACTTGACCGAAATGTATTACGCCCTGCCCGAGAAGTTCTGGCGCTGGTACGGCGATCAGGAGGTCTTGCGGGAGTACGCAAGGATGCACCCCGTCATCGACCTTCCCGAGAGTGAGTGGGCGGGCCTCCCTGAATTTGGCGGTCACCCGCTGATTA